GTTTATGAATACGGAGCAAATGTTTTTACTGGTGATTTTGTCAAACTTGCGGCTACTGGATACATCCAAGTAGCAGCAGCGGGAGAGAGAATACTAGGCGTATTTAATGGTTGTAAGTACACTGCCTCTAATGGCGAAATAGTCTTCAAGAGATACTGGCCCACTGGAACAGCAACACTAAACGATGGCGATGTCACCGCTTATGTGTACGATGACCCTAATATTGTCTGGGCTATTCAATCTTCAGGTAGTGCTGACTTTGCCGACATCGGCAACTTAGCAAACCACGTTGCAGGTACAGGTAGTACCTCAACAGGTCAATCTGCCTTTGAGATTAATGGCACGACAGGAACGGGTACAGCAGGTTTGCGAATTCTCGGATTGTACAATGAACCAAAAAATGCCTATGGTACTAATGGCGTGTTGGAAGCAGTTATATGGGAACATGAACTGATCGGACATGACCAAAGTACGGCAGGCGTATAAGGTAAGGAGAAATAAATGGCTATATCAAGAAGCCAGCTCGTTAAAGAGTTGGAACCAGGTCTCCACGCCTTATTCGGTTTGGAGTACAAAAAATGGGAACGTGAACACGCTGAAATATTTTCGGAAGAAAGCTCAGACAGAGCCTTTGAAGAGGAAACTCTACTTACTGGCTTTGGAGCAGCACCAACTAAATCAGAGGGTGCTTCTATCGAATACGACACCGCTGCAGAGCAGTGGACTGCAAGATATGTGCATGAAACTATCGCCCTAGCATTTTCAGTTACTGAAGAAGCTGTGGAAGATAATCTTTATGACACATTATCAAAACGGTACACGGCAGCTCTAGCACGTTCAATGGCTTATACAAAGCAGGTAAAAGCAGCTAATGTTCTAAACAATGGATTTAGCTCTAGTTACCCTGGTGGCGATACGAAAGCATTGCTTACCACTGATCATCCGACAATTGAAGCCGGAAATCAAGCTAATGAGCCAGACACAGCAGCAGACTTTTCTGAATCTTCACTAGAAGCAGCGATTGTTTCAATCGGTGGTTTTGTGGATGACAGGAACGTCCCAGTTGCAGTTAATGCAAGAAAGCTAATTATTCCTAGGAATACGGCTTTCGCAGCACAGCGAATCCTAAAATCAGAACTTAGGGTTGGTACTGCTGACAATGACATCAACGCATCAAGATCAATGAACATCCTTCCACAAGGATATTCAGTAAATCACTATCTAACAGATACTGATGCTTGGTTCATTCTCACAGACCTAACTAACTCTGGTCTAAAAATGTTTCAAAGAAGACCTTTAAAAACTTCTATGGAACCGGATTTTGAAACAGGAAACATGCGTTTCAAGGCTTCTGAAAGATATTCTTTCGGATGGTCTGACTGGAGAGCTATCTTTGGCTCACCGGGAGCGTAGAGAGTACGAACTAGGGGGGATTAATTCCCCCCTTTTATTTTCTAGGATTAATCAATCATGCCAACTGCCCTAGCAGACAATCGTAGAAGCGATGGTATGATTTAACTACGGAGAATTATTATGGCTAATACAACTTTTAGCGGCCCTATTCGTTCAGAGAACGGGGTTAAGCTAGTTAGCAAGAATACTACTTCAGGTTTAATATCAGACAGAACAGTCGGGGATTTTCCCAGAGACACTAGACGATATTATCTGGAAGAATACTTTAAGAAAAGACCCGGTCTTAATGCCAATCTTGATGCAGTGGCTACAACTGAAGCATGGAGAACTTTGAATCATGACTTTGCAGTAATAGATGCCGCAAGTAACATGACTTCAGCGTTAGTTACTTTTCCTGCCACTTCATCTGGAATCCTATGTACAACAGCAGGTGCAGACCAAGACCAAGCAATTATTAAACCACATTTGGATAATGATGGAACAGCAGACACTGGAGCAATTACAGCTTGGAGTGGAGTTCAATGGGGAACTGAAAATGAAGTGCATTGGGAAACTTCAATTATGCTACCAGCCCTTGATAACCAAAAGGTTTGGTGCGGTTTAAAAAAGGCTAATGACCAACTGGTTGCAACTGATCCTGACCAATGCTTCTTTAAATATCAAACAGATGCTACAAACAGTGAAGCATTTAGTGATTATAGCTTGTGGCACTTTGTTCATAGTATTGGTGGTACTGATTATATCAGTGCATTGCCAATTACTGTTGCGGCAAATACGCCTTATCACTTTAAAATTAAAATTGACAGTGATAGAAAAGCAAGTATTTTTGTAAACGGTGAACAGTATAATGTTACAACTACTTCCGGTTCTACTGGTGGTACGGCTGTAACAAAAGGTACTACTCCAACTGCGGCTTTAACTGACGATGTTGATTTCATTCCTTATAATGGAATTGAAGCTGGAGCAGCAGCAGCCGAAGCACTTAATACTCATTTTATTGCAATGAGTAGACTAATATACGAGTAAACAATAACGGCTAGGGTGTAAAAGCCCTAGCCTTTTTATAGGAGGGAATAAATGGTTGACACAGTAACAGGCTCAGATACACTTTTTGAATCCGACAAAAAAGTCGTAGTCAAATTAGTGGTTGAATCAGATGGAACTGGTAGTACAACAGTTCTTGCTGATGTTTCTGGAATGACAGCGAGACGTGACGGTACATCTGTGGCATATGTAAACTTACAACAAGTTTGGTTTGCCTGTGATACAGGGAATGGAGGAGACTCTCACGCTCGTTTAGATTATGAAGATTCAGATGCTGACATTCCAATGCTTGGTTTGGTTGGAACAGGTCACTGGGATTTTAGTAGTTTTGGAGGAATACAACCCAATACGACATCAAACTCAAATGAATATGATGTCAATTTGGTTATTCCGGGTGAAGCAGACGATGGTAATATGTACACGGTTGTGGCTGAATTTAATAAAGTATATTAATTAGGATAAAGAATGGCAACTTCAGGAACCGCTACTTGGACTTTGCAGGTTGATGAAATTATTGACGAGGCACTGGAACGCATTGGAGGTAATCCACAAACCGGCAATGAGCAAAAAAGTGCAAGGCGATCTTTAAATTTAATTTGCAAGGACTGGATCAACAGGGGAATTCTATTATGGGCTGTCGATGAAGTATCACAGACCCTGACGGATGGAACGGCAAGTTATACACTAGGTACGGATACTGTTGATATCTTGGATGCTGTCATAAGAGAAACAGATGGCACGGATATAACGGATATTACAATAACAAGAATCAGTCGTGAGGATTATTTGGAAATTCCAAATAAGGATGACAAGTCAAGACCGTCTCAATGGTTTTTAGACAGACAAAGAGTGGCTCCTATATTATATCTTTACCCGACACCCAATGATTCCACGGACGCTTTTCGGTATCGAAGAAGAAGAAAAATTGAGGATATAGACGCATCCTATCAGGATGTGGATGTTCCAGACAGGTATCTTCCTTCCCTGACAAGCGGATTGGCTTATTACATGAGCCAAAAAAGACCACAAATTGATGGTAACAGGCGACAAGAACTTAAAATGCAGTATGAGGAGGAGTTTGAAAGAGCCATTACAGAAGATAGAGAGAGAGTAGATGTCAGAATCATCCCAGACTTTGGATACTAAAACTTGTAAAAGATGCGGTCATTCCTGTCATTGCAGTGACAGTAGTGCCTGTTGTGGTGGACAATGCGAATGTAAGGATTGTAATTGTAAAGATAAGAGTTTGGAAGAAACCATTAAGATATTAGCTGATATGACAAAAAAAGAAAAATCTGTTGTCTTTGATCCTGATTTCAGTTTAACGATACATTAAAATGTCTTTTTCAAAAGGAAAATATGCCATGGCTGTATCGGATAGAAGCGGACTCGCTTTTCCCTATACGGAAATGGTCAAGGAATGGAATGGATCCTTTGTTCATAAATCGGAATTTGAGGAAAAGCATCCGCAATTAAAATCAAAAAAACACGCAGTTGATGGTCAAGGTTTAAAAAATTCAAGACCGGATACTAAACAATATCCTTCTGCACAGATACAAAATGGATATATAAATACTTTACATAAAACATTGGGACATACAGCGAAAACATTTGAGGGAACTTTTGGAGAAGGATCAGCACATGGTTCTAATGCAAGTCCTTTAGCAACAGAGTTAACCATGTCAGCAGGTTTAGGATCAGAAACTGTCGTCATCTCCTAAAATAAATTTATTTGTAGCAACACCAGCTTATGGTGGATGGTTGTGTGAGGATTACTTTCATTCCATGTTGGAACTGCAAACCTTTTGCAGAAAAGAAGAAATACCAATGCGTGTGCAGACACTGGGGATGGAATCCCTGATTACACGGGCAAGGAATACATTAGTGGCAAATTTTCTTGATGATGAACATGCTACTCATTTATTGTTTATTGATGCCGACATAGGATTCAGTACAGCAGTTATAAAAAGAATGCTGGATTTTGATGATAAAGTTGTTTGTGCACCTTATCCAATGAAACTTATTAATTGGAGTGCCATTCCACAGTTAGTCAAGGATGATCTGGATTATAAGACACTGAGTTTACCTTATGTTTTAAACTTTGAAGACAAGGACAATGTAGAAGTTAAGACAGGTTTTGCAAAAGTATTGGATGCGGCAACTGGTTGTCTCTTGATAAAAAGGGAATGCCTCTTGAAGATGGTGAAGGAATATCCAGACCTGCATTATAATACGGATCAAATCATAGACGGAAAGGAATACAAGTCCGAAAATACATATTTGTTTTTTGACACGATGAAGGATGAAGATGGACGATACTTATCAGAAGACTACGCCTTCTCAAGACGATGGCAAAAAATCGGAGGATCAATCTGGGCAGACCTCTCCTCAGACCTCATCCACTACGGACAATACAAATTCCAAGGGCAACTCTGGAAACATTTCGACAAAAAAACGTAAAGATGTAACCGTCAAGGTTACGGGAATATCATTCAAAATAACTAAGGGGGACTTAAATGGCTGATGCTACAGTTAAGCCTGTAAAGGCGACAATAATGGTAAATCCGGTAAAGGGTTTCATTAGAAAACTAACGCCTGAAGAGTCCAAGAAGTACGAAGAGAGGGAAGAACGACTTAAAAAAGAAGGTAAGAAATAATGGCTGATGATGCATCGATAACACTAACAGCAACTTTATTGCCAGATGAAATCGCTAAAACTATTAGTGGTTCCATGACGGTTTCACCTGATGATGCTAATGACAAATGGTATTACAAGTTAACGGCTTGTACAACAACAAGCACGGATTTAATTGCAGGTAGTTTTTTAGATTATACAGCCGTGGATGACGATACAGCACCAACAGCCGTGCATACGGCTGACAAAGTTAAATTTTTATTCATTAAGAATACAAGTACGGCAGATGGTGTTGTAGTATGCTTTGATGGTGGAACGGCAGCATATAATCTAGTTGACGGAGTATTCATTGGGCCAGAGCAATCATGGTTCGGGAGACTTCCAAATACAACAGTAGCAAATATACA